CGCCCTGGTGGCAGGGTGCAGCCGCATGAGGAAGGGTTTGAGTTTGTTGTCCATCGCTCAAGTGTATATCTGAGCGATATGTACAAGAGCCCCAAGTGCCTGATTATTTTGCGGTATTAGGGTAAGTCCCTAGTCTTTTAGTGCTTTTGGGGCTTGTACAGCGATATACAAACTGTGCCATAATCCTTCCATGTTCAACAGCGCAGATAAAGCGCAACAGGAGTTCAACATGACAACCACCACCACTACACAGCTCGGCGACATCTCCGAGATCTACTTGTCAACCGGCAAGCATGACAGCAAGGGCCGCATGATCGGCTTCATTGTCGGCTTCCGCGATGACGGCACAGAGTTCTTTGCATGGGTGCAGAATGCTCGCCTTGTCAATGGCATGTGGGCCGACTACGGTGTTCGCCAGCGCAGCCGGTCATTCCCAGCCCAGCACTTTGCCACCACTTGGGCCTACGCAGAAGTCCGAGTGCGTATCGCCAAGATCCAGAAAGGTGCCTGATCATGACCACCCACACCGGCAAATTCGTAGCCTACTTTCGGGTCTCCACCGACCGCCAGGGCAAGTCTGGCCTGGGGCTCGATGCGCAGCGCGAGCGCATCACCACCTATCTCAACGGGGGCAATTGGTCTCTGATCGGTGAGTTCACCGAGGTGGAGAGCGGCCGCATGAATGACCGCCCAGCCCTGGCCGATGCCGTCAAGCTGTGCAAGCGCGAGAAGGCCACCCTGGTGGTGGCCACCCTTGACCGCCTGACCCGTGATCTGGCCTTCGGTGCCACTCTGCTCAATGACACCAAGGTGCGTTTTGTCTGCGCCGACTTCCCCGAAGCCAGCCGCGAGATGCTGCAGATGCGCATGGTCTTCGCCGAGTGGGAAGCACGCAAGATTGGTGAGCGCACCAAGCTGGCGCTGGGCGAGCTCAAAAAGCGCGGCGTGAAGCTGGGCTCACCCACCCCCAAGGTCGGCTCGGCTGCCGGGGTCAAGGTGGTCAAGGCCAAGGCCGACAAGTACGCCGACCGGGTCGGGCCCATCGTGCGCGACATCATCCGCAAGTCGGGTGCCGACACCATGCGCGACATCGCCGCCGCCTTGGAGGCCCGTGGCGTGGCCACCCCCAGGGGCAACACCAACTGGGGGCCGACTCAGGTCTCCAACCTGCTCAAGCGCATCAAATGACCGCCTGCACCCTGCACGCCGCCGCCAGTCAGCCAAGCCTGACCGGCTGGCCGGGCGTGCCCACAATGTCACACATCGAGGAGATGGTTGTGTCAGACCCGCTGTTTAACTGGGAGCAGCTCTTCCCAGAGGATGCCACCAAGCTGGGGCAGTACCTGCAAGAGATCGGCCACCGCCCGGTGTGCCGCCTGGACATCAGGATCACCAGCCTGGAGGAGCTCAAGAAGGCTGCCGTGCTGGTCGGCGAGCTCAACAAGACGCTGCAGGTGCTGGCCTATGCCGATGACCGGCATGAGGCTCTCCGGGTGATCCTGGCCCGTGGTGCGATGCAGCAAGCACGCATCGGATTGAAGTATTTGCGCACCAAGAAGTTCTTGGCTGGGCAAAAAAAGAACACTACCCGTAGTGTGCCTTGGCCCTTACAGGTTGGGGATTTGGACAGGCCTTGGAAGGGGCCGAAAGCAGATTGATTACAAAGGAGAAAATCGTGAAGCCTTTTTTTAAAACCGAGGTCAATGCGTATAATTTGTATAGTGTCAGTAGACACCGGCAGCACTATCTGCAGTGTTTGCCTGAGCCAGAGGAGACCCTCGGAGAGAGGGTTGCTGCAGCCGCAGCATTCCTGGCGTGCATCGCCCTGTTGATCATCATCACGGGGTGACCCATGGATGTCAAGATCACCTTCCCCAGCAAGCACCTGCTTGAGGGCTTCGAGTACGTCAACGCCGCCGCCACCAACGTCGAAGAGACATGGCGCAAGTTCGGCTGGGTGCCAATCGCAGAGCGCAAGGCCGAGCTCAAAGTGCAGCAGGCCGTCAAGCGGATGAAGATCAGGGAGCGCACCGATGCTGGCTCCTAACCTTGCCGCTGGCCGCGACATGCGCGACCGCCAGCTCGACATCTTCGAGCAGCGCGACCACCACTTCCTGGAGCGCTGCCGGGCACTAGCTGTGCTCATCTGCAAGCAGCAGGGTGAGGTCTGCATCAACGACATCCGGGCCTACATCGAGGTGCCGCCCGGTGTCCACCCATCTGTCTTGGGCGCGGTCTTCCGCACCAAGCAGTTCAAGCGGATCGGGTATACCGAGGCCGCACATCCCCAGGCGCACGCCAGAGTGGTGCGCGTCTATTCCCTAGCCACCAACAAGGAGTGAAAAAATGGCAGGCAAATTAACCGACGACAAAGAGATGAGCGCCAGCAGACTGCCGGGCCTCATGGGTTTCAGTAAATACAGCAGCCCCAACGATGAGCTGCAGTTCAGCATCAACGCCATCGATGGCAAAGAGCGCCCCGACATTGGCAACGAAGCCATGGGCTGGGGCAACCGCCTGGAGCCGGTGATCTTGAGCGAGGCAGCCAAGCGGCTGGGCATCACCGACTTCAACACCGAGATCAACAAGGCCTACACGCACCGCAGCTTTGCCTTGTCCTGCAGCCTGGACGGCATCGGGTACGGGCTTGGCCAGGAGATCACCACCGACCCCGACAAGGGCATCTATGTGGTCGGCCAGGACTCCATCGAGCTCAGTGGCCCCGGCGTGCTTGAGGCCAAGCTGACCAAGGCCATGCCCGAGGACACCCCGCACCTTGCGCGTGGCCCCATCCAGCTCCAGGGCCAGATGCTGGTGACCGGCCACCGCTGGGGCGCGGTCTGCGTGTTGTACCAGGGCATCGAGCTGCGAGTGTTTCTTTTCTCGACGCACCACGACACCCAGAAAGAGATCGTCAAGGCGGTGCTGGTGTTTGAGAACAAGCTGCAGACCTACCGGGAGAGCGGGGCCATCGACTGGTATCCACCCGCGAGCAGCAAGGAGCTGGATCGGATCTACCCGATGGCGGCAGGCAAAGAGGAGGTCGAGCTGCCGGGCAATGTGGGGGATCTGGCCAAGGGCATTCTTGAAAACAAGGCAGCCATCAGGGCAGCCGAGGCCAGCATCGAGGATGCGGAGAAGCTGATCAAGGCGCAGTTGGGTCAGGCCGAGCGGGGCCGGGCCGGGCAGTACGTCATCAACTGGCCGATGCGCAACTACAAGGCGGCAGCCGAGCGTTTGGTGCCTGCCAAGGAAGCCTACAGCGTGCGCCAGTCAACGCTCTCCATCAAGGAGTGGCAGACATGAACCTGCCCGACAAGCCTGCCATCAAGCAAGCCTATGAGCAGGCCGTTGTGGCCCTGCTGAATGTGACCGACTCCACCGAAGAGGAGGCCGAGATCTTTGTCGATGCAATGACCGACCTCATCTTCACCACCATGCAAGCCTACCTGTCCCAGAAAGAACAAAATGCAATTGACCACCACTAACCGGGGCTTCGCTCCAGCCACCCTCACTGAGGCGATCCAGTTCTCCGACATGCTGGCCAGCTCCAGCATGGTGCCCAAGGCCTACCAGGGCAAGCCCCAGGACATCCTGGTGTGCGTGCAGTGGGGCTATGAGATGGGGCTGGCACCCATGCAGGCGCTCCAGAACATCGCCGTGATCAACGGCAAGCCATCGGTTTATGGTGACGCCGCCATGGCCCTGGTGCAGGCCAGCAGCGTCTGCGAGGATGTCGAGGAGTTCTTCGAGGGCGAGGGCACCACCAACCCGGTGGCCGTCTGCGTGGCCAAGCGCAAAGGGCGCAAGCCGGTGACCGCCCGGTTCAGCGTCGAGGATGCCAAGCGAGCCGGGCTGTGGGGCAAGCAGGGGCCATGGTCGGCCTACCCCAAGCGCATGATGCAGATGCGAGCTCGCGGGTTCGCGTTGCGTGATGCCTTCCCCGATGTTCTCAAGGGGCTGATCACCGCCGAGGAAGCGCAGGACTACCCCAGGCCGGTGGCCAAGCCAGCCAACCCGTTGGACATGGTGGCAAAGCCAGCGCCTGTGGCTATCCATGAGATGACGACAGACCCTGTGGTGATCGCTGCGGCGATGGCAGACACGGTTGACCCAGAGCCGGTCGAGGTGCTGGCCGTGATCCCGCACGCCGAGGTTGAGCATGTCGATCTGCAGCCGCTGCCTGAGACCGGCCAGGATGAGGAGGCCGTGGCTGCCGTGGGCTACCCGCTCAAGGTGCCCGGCAAGGACAAGCCGTATTCAGTGCATCAGAGTCTGGATGAATGGCAGGACAGCTACGAAGATCTGGCAGACAAGACCGCCAAGGCAGGCAAGCGGCCAGCCCGTGATCGAATGACCGCGCTCAAGGAGCTGCGCGAGGCCAATGAGCTTACGCTGCAGCGGGTGGATCTGGTCAAGCGCATCAGGCACACCGCTGCTTACAGCAAGCGGCTCAATGCTCTGGGGGCTGCGCTGTAGACAGGAACAGGGCTCGCTCGCCCTTCCTGCGTTTCACAAGGCCGGGGAGCTCTTTGCCCCCGGCTTTTGTCCACATGAGGAAGGCATCGGCTGCGGCATCCCAGTCCTCCCGCTGGATCTTCATGCGGATGGTCGAGCGTTGGAAGTTGCCTAAACCTACATTGAAGCTGAAGCTCACACAAGCGTCGAACCGACTTTGATGACCAGCAAGAGTAGGAGCAAGTCGCAGTACACCGCGCTCAAAATTCTCAAGATCTTTAGCCAGGATGGCATTGACTTCCTCCATGGTCAGGGTTCGATCCCAGCCAGCGGGTATCGGCAGGCTCTTGCGCTCATCCAGCGGCACTCGGATGTGGTTCTGGTCAATGACATGACCAACTCCCACAGTCCACAGCAGAGCCTGGCAGCGGTACGGTTTGAGCCGCACGCCCTCGTCGTGCCTGATCATTTGGATCGCCCTAGCTGAAGTCTTCATTTGCCGAATGCACGGCCACCGAAGTGGAAAGCGATGATGCTGGCAAACAAGGTGGCGGTCTCTGCGTCCCACAGCATGTCGGCCAGCACCTTGAAGTCCACGCCCCGATTCCAACCGTAGATGAACAGGCCAACATCAATGGCCACTAGCAGGGAGAAGAAACCATAGGTGATTATCGGGCGCACGCTGGCACGCAAATCCTTCATCCAGGTGCTGGTGCCTTCGTTGAGGCTGGTGTCGTGCGCATAGACCGCCTGCATCTCTGCCTGCTGCGCCGTAATCAGGGTTTGTTGGGTTTGGGCATCAGCGCTGGCCTGGATTTGGTCGAGCCTGATTTCCTCGACCTTGGCCTGTGCTGCATACCCGCGCTCAAGCATCTGGAGCTCACGCTCCGTTTGCATTTTGGCCAGCTCTAACTCGTGCTTCTTGTCCGACTTATCCTGCATAAAATCCAAGATCTTGGGCAAGCCACCCATGAGGAATGACACGACGGTAGATATTAAAGTCAACATCAGCTTCCCCTTTTGGTTAACATGGCGCTGGCTATTTCCAGCATAAACTTGGTCTGCTCCATCTTCTCGGGCGGCTGTGCCCAGCCGACTGTGATCTGTCCGACAAAGCGGTGGCTATCAGGCGGCACGCTGATGCGGCAAGTGTAAGTCACGCCTTTTTCCAGGTACCACAAGCCCACCTCTGACTGCGCGTAGCGGTACTCACCGCAGGGTATTTCGTTGGTCATCAGCTTGACGACATCGGCATTGTTTGATGCGTTCTGCGAGAACAGCCCAACATCGATTCCCTCGACGCTCTTGTCCCTGCCGTCCTTACTGTAGGCCCGGTACAGCACCCGCGAGTTGAACAACGGGTTCACGTTGAAGGTAGCTACCACAATAGCTCCGGTCTGCTTAAACAACATGGCGGCAGCGTCATCAACCCGGCTGGTGTTGACCTCTGGCAGTTTCCTGGACTCCTTGTATGCGTCCCGCAAGAAGTCCTGGTTCTCCCACAGAAAGTACCCGGCAAAGGCGACAATGCCCATGATGATGATGGCGATCAGCTTGAACGGCGAGTCCACATACCTAAGTACTTTGTCCAACACGGTCTCGGGTTTTTCGCTCATGTATCACTCACAATGTTCCAGGTGAAATAGGCTGATAGTCCGATCACCAGCGCTACCAGCGCAGCCCACAGTCCGATGTTGATGATGTCGCTGATCTCTTCTGCTCGTACTGCTTTGGCGTGGGCTGCTTCAGCCTCTGCCTTCTTGCGCTCTGTCACCATGCGGTTGCGCTCCAGCATGATGGCGTTCCACACATCGTCGTTACCTGACCAGATCAGCATCTGCTTCAACTCCGCTTCTGCGTCTTGCAACTGCTTGAGCTGCATCACCGTTTCAAATGCCACCGCTGTATCGCTCTTGCCAAAGCCTTTGGGCTTCTTAACCGACTCTTTGGCGATAACGTCCTTGGCCTCGAAGAACTTCATCAAGTCGCCGCTGATGGCGTTGATGTCCTTGCCCATCTTGATTGCCGCCTGGACGCCTTTGATTGCGCCCTGCGCCACAGCAAATGCGGTCAAAGGGTCAATCATTTCTTGTTCCACATCTCAAACAGCGTTTTGATCTTGTCCTCCAAAACAGCAACCCGCAAATCCAGTTTGGCTAACACGATGATGAGCGTGATGATGGCCAACAATATCGGCCATGACTTTGCGAGGATGTCGAAGAAGTCCATGGTCAACCACGCTGGCTGCTACTTGCTCATCCATACAGCCGCAAAGATCGTGCCCGACATCGACACAAGCATCACGCCTGCAGTCTTCATCAAGATGCCCTCGATGCGCTTGAGCCGGGCATTGATCTGCTCATAACGAATGGCGCAGACCTCTTCATGGGTAGACAGCCGTGCGTCTGTCTTGTCAATGGTGCTCATGCGGCCTCGAATGTGAAGGTCAACCGCAGGGCATCGGTGGTCGTCCAGGTCATCGGAACAGCAGCTCCCACTGCTGCGGTGGTGTTGTGGCTGTAGACCACCATGGTCGTGCTGCTGATGTTGACGACAAGGCCAACGTAGACAGTGCCGGTGCTCGCGTCGAAGATCTGCACAGAGCCGATGGGGCTGACGGTGGTGTCAGCAGTGAAGGGCAGGGTGAAGATCCAGTTGCCGCTGCCGAAGGTGGTGGTGCTGCCAGCGACGATGTTGATGGTCGCGGTGACCGTCTTGCCGTGGCGCTGGTAGCGGCCCACCATGGTGCCGTTGCCGATGGCAGGGTTCGTTGTAGACCCAGTCCAGATCGGCGTGTAGGCACCACGCTCGTACATTGCGACTTCTCTTGATCGTCCCATGCTGGGCTCCTTTCGATTTTCTGAAAGGCCCAGTCGGGCCTAATGCGTTGTCAATTTATTTAGCAGTCAACAGCTCCAGCAAACTCTGGCAAGATCTTGAGATGCTCATAGGCTTGCTTAAGTGGATTTACCCCACCCTCAACAATGAGTGGAAAATTTATGGATTCGTCTTTTATCTTCTTGGAACGATCTGCATTGTAAAAAACAACTTGAGCTTTTGACATGTGTTTGCTTGCCCACACGCCTTCAACCACCACATTCACATCATCAAATGTGACATCTACGCCGAAGTTATCGGTAAATGTGAATTTGCCTTTGAGTGCCATAGTAAAACTCCAATCACTGATTATTAAGTTGCACAATTTTGTTTGATAATTCTTGGATCGCCTTTACAAGCATGGGAATCATCCGCTCATAAGTCGCTTCTAGCTTGTCTGGGTTGTCTTCGCTGACAAGGCCAAAGTCCAAGCCAAGTTTCTTCTGCGCAGCAAGAAGATTTTGTGCGCTTAAACTAGCAAAAGTGCCGGGTGCGTTTTTGCTTCCGTCACGTTTGTTCCATTCAGCCAAGAACGTGTCAAGCGCCAGCACAAAATCCAGACCTGGAAGATCGCCTCGCCTAATTTTGTCGCGCTCGTCAGACAGCACGGTCAAGGCTACTTGGCAACGCAAGGATGTGATGCTGGAGTTGCCGAGAGTGACTTGATTACTGACCGTTGGTGACGATCCCACGGCCTCATTCCCAACAAAACTGTTGTTGCTGCCAGTTGTGTTAGCACCAGTGCCGCCAGGGCCAAAACCGGAGCGAGCACCAATGGCGGTGTTGTTGGTGCCAGAATCAGTTCCGTACAAAGAACCGAAGCCAATTGCCGTGTTTAGGTCGCCTGTCGATGCGTTGAGCGTTTCAGAGCCAACGGCGGTGTTGTAGCTGCCGCTTACATTTGTTGCCACAGCATTGTGGCCAATGGCCACATTGTTGTCTCCAGCAACGGTATTCCACAACGTCTTATAACCAAACGCAGTATTGAAACCAGCCAATGACTTTAACAACGATTGATAGCCAAATGCTGCATTGTTGGAGCCAGACACGTTGTAATACATCGCGCCAAATCCATAAGCGCAGTTGTAATTTGCGTTCAAACTTGTGTACAGCGCTTGACTTCCAACGGCACTGTTGTAGTCACCGCCCACGTTGCTGAACAACGCCTTAAAGCCTACCGCAACACTTTCTTTTGAGGCCGCTGTTAAATTGGCAGCTTGGTATCCAACGGCAGTATTTATGTTCGACGAAAAAAATGAAAGCAATCGTCGGCCACCAGCAGTTACCGAATCATGGATGTAATAAACGCCCAAAGTCGTGTCAAAAGTGACTTCGCCATTCGCCCCAACATACGCTGCATTTTCCGCGGCGGTGAGATTCTTGGCGCGAAAAGGCAACACCGCATCGGCTTCGACGCGGGTCTCGATGCGCTCCACAAACTTGTTGGCAATCTTGATATACCCGGCTTGTGTCGGGTGAAGGTTGTCAGCCAGATCAGTCAGTGGGTCAATGACCGAGTTTGAATCGACAGTAAATATGCGAAGCCCGTCGTTCGCCAGTAAGGCGGCATTCTCGTAGATCACGCGGTTGTATGTCTTGGTCAAGGCATCGCTGCCACCGTAGAACGCATACCCGGCAGCAGCCATGAAAGTGACGTTGCCCACATACACTTTCGGGCCAGCGGCTTGATCGTTGCCTGCAACCCAATCCAAAAACACGTTATTGTTTGAGCCCGTAGCCGAGGTGATTGTGAGGGTCACCTCATGCCGACCGCTCTGCGGTAGCGCAATGCGAATCAGCTTTGGCCCGAAAGATTGTCCGAGAGGAGTTGTAATCCCGGCTGCGGCACAGGAGTAGATTCCTTTGTCCACGCCATCCACGGTGACCTTGACCTCGCCGGTCTTTGTCTCGACCATTGTCAGGCCAATATAGAGCACGCTGCCGGTGATTGTGAAGCTGGCCGTGTCATTCTGCGTGATGGAAAATCTGTTGGATACTCCGTTGGCGTAGGTATCGTTGCTAGACCAGGTTCCGGTGTAGGAGATCCTGGCGTCTGTAGCCATGATTTTCTTACTATTCGGAATAGCTGCGAACGCAAGCAGAGCAGCATGGGACTCTTGAAAATATTTAAGCAGCGTTGCAGAGCCGCCTGACACCCGCATGTTGTTGATGCCGCAGGCCACGGTCACATTGTCGTAATCTCCAATAGTTGATCCATACAATGGCTTGGCAACATCGTGAGTCTGAGCACCGTTGATGCCGTAGTTGGTAACAGACCACCCCTTATTTGTCCCAATAAGTGATGGGAATGGATTGGCAACAGCATCACCCTTGGTAATTGAATCGCCATATGCTTTAAGCACAGTGCTGTTTTGTCCATATTGAAAAATGGCAATCTCTTCAAGCGCGGTTTCTGCGTTACCGCCAGTGTAGTAGTTGCCAGTGTCTGCGATGGTCACTGAGCTTGCGCCAAGCGATCCAATGGCATTGACCTGATAGCTAAACACCTCGACCTCGTCGTTGAGCGCAAGGCCGGTGGTCACCGTGATTGTGGCGGCATTGGTCTCGGTGTACTCGCTGGCGTTGAGCTTCACGCCGTTGACGTACACCACCATGGTGTTGGTGCCCGGCGTGTAGGTTGCAACAGTCAGCACGGTCTGGCCGGATGTCGCGGTGATTGCCGTGCGCGTGTTGGAGGCCGAGGCGTTGACGTTGACCCAAGCCGTGCCGCTCCAGACTCGCATCTGGTTGATCGCGGTGTCCCAGTACAGGGCACCCGTCAGCAGGCTGTTGCCATCGTTGTCAACAGACGGGGCCGAGCTCTTCGACCCAAGGTAGCGGTCGTCGAAGGAGTCGTAGCTGGCCGCTGCGTTGGACGCGCTGGTGGAGGCAGCAGAGGCGCTGCTGGCTGCGTTGCTGGCCGATGTGCTGGCATTGCTCGCAGACGTTGATGCGTTGCTGGCCGAGGTCGATGCGTTGCTGGCGCTGGTTGATGCGGCAGAGGCCGAGGAAGCTGCAGCGCTCGCGCTTGCGGTAGCAGATGCAGCGTCCACCAGCAGCGACCACTTGGCGCTGTCGGCGTTGGTGTTGATTGGCTGCGAGCCGCTTGAGGTGTGCTGGACAAGACACTGCCAGATGTTGTTGTTGGTGGTGTCCTTGACAATGTCTCGGGCGTAGTACAGCACACCGGCTGTCCAGTTGCCACGGTTGGTGCCCAGCGTGTCCGAGATGACTGGGTTTCCGTTGCCATCAAAACCCAGCGCCTTGTTGGCACGCAGCGCTGCTCGCGGCAGCGTCATGTTGATGCTGGTCGGGTCGGTCTGCGGTGCGGCCAGGGAACGCTGCACGCCCTCGGCATTTTGCTGGGCAAAGATGGTCTGCTGATCCATCTCGTCGTTCAAGGTGTTGGCAAAGAAGTCGCCGCCGGTCACAAAGTCGGTGGTGCGCTGGATGGTGCGGTTGCCGACAATGGCGTACTGAGTGGGGCTGGTTGGAGCCAGCGCCAGCCCGGTAGCGGTGATGGTCACCGAGCCAGTGCCGTTGGCGTTGATGGTCACCGTGTAGTGGGTGGTCAGCGTCAGCAGGGTGTCGTCTTTGAAGACGGCGATGTCGGTGTTGGCCAGGATCTCAAACGTGAACGCATAGGGGCCAGCGCCACCAGTGCCACTGGGTGCGTAGACTTGCCTGCGGGTCACGTTGCTAATTGGTACTGCCATAATGCCATCCTTCCGATTGGGAATTGTACGGTTTTACTAGGGTTTGTAATAGAGCCCGTTGGACTTTCTGAGCTCCATGAGCTCATCAATCTTGGCTTGTAGGCTGGGCTCTTCTGACCTGAGCATGTTCTTGGCGGCATCCATGAACTTGGAATGAACGCGCTGCACGGTCTTTTGCTGGTCATCCAGCGACAGCAGGTCAAAACCCGGTGTCTTCATGATGTTCAGGATCTCCTGCTTGGCTGGCAAATCCTTG